CGGAGGAGCCTTTCATCATTCCTTTGAACAATTTCCAAGCTTCGAATCCATTGCTGCATTCTCCGCTTGTACAGGTCATTTCCTTGTTTGAGCACTTCTCGCAAAACCTCGCTGTCTTCATCAGTCAGCATGCTACCGAAAGGCACCCGTTCTCTATCGTTTTTGGCAAACGTATTCATCTCTGGCACAATATATGCCATCAACTCAACGTATGTCAATCCTGCTCTAAGTACCCGGCACTGAGCCACATTCTGCGGACAGCTCTCCACGACGTCAAATAAATAACGCCGGGAATCACTGAGCTTCATGTTCTCACAGCCGGGTTGGGTCTTAACCTCCACTAGTACATTACGACGCCGCCAAATTGCCTGGGCGGACGCCACTTCAGTGGGAGTCGGGAATTTCGTGTTTGTCGTTGATATCACTAGACGGGAGGTGAATAACCTTCCTTTATCTTCATTCCTTGACATGACTGGCCTCCAGGCTATACCGGAGATCATAAATATCATTTCAAGGAATTCCGACTGAGAAGGTGCTTCACCTCTGGTCTGAGCAAAATCATCAACAATCACTACAGGTTGCTGCACATAGCCACTCCAATACCTATCAGACGCATTACGCGTATAAGGCACGATAGTGGCATCTATTCCTAATTCACACCAATCTGGATTCACCAGATCCGTGGCTAAAAATCCCGCTACATTTGACTTTCCACATCCTGGTTCTCCTACAAGAGAAATATGGAAGGGAGTCGGTCTAATCGCTAATGACGCATTATCCACTTCAAACTCAGTAGCAAAATCATTAATCTTCTTACGCGCCAACTCTATTATTCTCATCACATTAGGCGTTGGACACAACTTCTTCCGAAGTATGGCCAAGCCAATCGCACTACTAACTCTTGTAAGACGCAAAACCTCATCCGCAGTGTTGATATCAGTCAACACTTGGAGACGATTTGCTCTCATAGTAATCTCATCCACAGATATGACAAAAGCTTCAACATCAATTCCTATCTCAATGAACTGTCTTCGAACATTCGAAGTCAAATCCATATAAGGACAGTAACGAGCCAGAGCTTCAGACATCTGTTCCATTGTAAATTGCACAAATTCATAGGCGGTTTTAACTCCGCCCTTAATTTTCGATAAATTGCTTCCATACTGTGCAAACTTATTCATACTCAACATAGCTTCTCTGCTTGCAGATACGTGCTTACCATAAAGCACGCATGCAAGCAGGGAAGCGACACCAGCACCAAGAGGGGCAATAGAATGCCAAGAAAGATCTGGGACATCAAAGTCATAATCTCCCTGGCTTTCCACCTCTCTTGCTGATGGTATCTCCCTATTACTCACTTTCAACGGGATATGCAATATTTCTAAACCGCGTTTTATAACTGGCCATATGTGGTC